CACCATTGTAAGTTAACCAAAGAATTTGATGAACCGCAGTACCAGCAGGTACATCAAAGTCGTATTCAAATACGCCACTAATAGCAGCAATAGGGTCTAAATCTAAAACGTAAGCTTTTGATTTTTCACAGAATTCAATAGTAGCTGAACGTAAAGTAGTCTCAACTAGAGTGTCAGGGCAAGTAGGAACGTAGGGTAAAATTTCTTTTACTAGTGAATTATAACTTGCCACTTATTAACCTCCTACCGTTGGGACTTGTGGGCCTGACCCTCCTATGACTTTAGTTCCAGCGTAATCAAAATTTGGGTTTAATAAATTTTGAGCTTGCCCACCTTGTGCCAAACTATTTACAAACAGTTGATAATGGGTACCAGCTCTCTGTGCATTTCCAGCATACTCTGAATCTTTTTGATATGCTCTATATAACACAAAATCAATAATTGCATTAGCAAAAATATCATCAACAGAAATAGGATCTGAACCTGAACTTAAATCAGTTGGTGTACCAGAGTAAACAAGTTCAACATAAGCATTTCCAGATATACCTGGGTAAACATAAAAGTTTTTAGGATCGTCTGCATCAAAAGAATAGTGTTTTACTACAGTACCATGAGCGGCATCTCCTGTTACTGTTGGGTCATGCCAGTTTGGTTCTTGTGTATTTAAAATATCAACATCTACTATTCTTATAGCTCTACCGCCTGTTCCACCGGAAGCAGCTGACATGTTTCTTACGAGTTTGATTAATCTTAAACCTGCAGAAGGTAAAGATTGTTTTGTACCTGTTACGAGGGTAATAGTATCAGTTGTAGCAGAAGCTTCGGGTCTAAAGTTAACAATTTCCCTTTGAGCATCATTAATATATCTAATGAGCTCGGCTTCCGGCCAACGGACACTAGTAGTGTCTTGTAGTGTATCTTGGATACGGTTAATTAAATTTGTGCCTGTTAATGCCATTATTTAGTTTTCTTTTTAGTTGGTGCTTTTTTTTTCACCACAGGTTTTTCCTCAACCTTTGGTTCGATGTACTCCTCACACCCTTCCTGTAAACATAATAGCGCGAGGTCTTTTCCTACTTCTCTAGGTTCGCCTGCTTTAAACCTAATAGCAGCTCCCCAAGTAGTAGCAATATATTTATCCTCTTTTGAAACTATTAACATTTGTCCTCCTTGCTTAAAAGTGGGTGGCCATTACAGCCACCCGTTTAATATATCACAATTAATATGCAACATCTAATCTAATAACACCAAAGTCTTCAACTCCACCATTATAGTCGGATTGATACTTAGGCTTCTTAAGACCAAAAATCTTACCAATTGAAATACCGTTTTGGTTACCATAGTCAAAGGTATCTTCAACTATTTCTGGGAGACCAATGTCAGCCATTGCTAGTGCTTGAGCACCTGCAAAAATACATGCAGAACCATTAACGTCAGCATCAGCACCCCATTTATAACCAGCAGCGCCAGCATTTGAAGAAGTACCTGTTGTTGCGTTAGCAGTGTTAAACACGTGTCTGAACTCATGGATCATAACTCCATCAACCATTAGGCTTGAAGAACCTGAGAATAACTCATTGTTTGGTCCTCTCACCCCAGCGTTTCTTACATTAGCTAAGAAGTCTGAATCTAGTTTAAGATCAGCCATTACTTGTGGTGACACAAACATGTGATAGATTTCTTCGTTACCTGCGCCTCTAATACCTCTAATATAGTTGTCTTTAGCGTAAGCTTTTAACTGTACTATATTTTTATAGGATAGAGTATCACTTGATGTGATTGCAGTAACGTCACCACCTGTGATGTCGTTTCCACTTACTCTTCTATGTCTATTTGTAGTAGGAGCTGTGACGTCGCTTGAGAAAGCAAGGTCATCTAGGTTTTGTCCTGAAGACAGAACAGACCTAGCAGCACCACTATTTTTAAGACTATAGTCGATACCTGCTAATGTTAGGAATGCCAATTGGTCAATCCTATCCGCCATTGCGTATGCAAGTGCGTCTCTTGAGTGCTCCCTAAAGTTAACAACTGA